GATATCATCATCACCAAAAGGATCGTTTTCAGACCTATTAATATAATCCTCTATTTTATTCTTATTAGGATACTTAGATCCAGGCAATTTACCATTTAATTTATCATCTGGTATTAATCCGCCTTCTTCCATATTAATCTTTACTCGAACTCTCTTACCAAGCACAGCATCTGAGCAAAACTTTTGTGCCTCGTATTCTTGCAAAAGTCCAGCAGAAGTAGCGCAATGTATTACCTTCCACATCATAGTTTTTGTGAATACTAAAAAGTCTCTAACATCATGCTCTTTACCGTTTTCATCATATACTGTTATAGTCATATCCATCATAGGGTTTCCGCTACTCTGGGAAATCTTATCACTTGATGAGCTTATGATTGCATCATATTCACCTTCTTTTAGTAATTGGAAACGCTCGTTCATTGCTTCTTGTTCTGAATAAACTTGGTATGAAAATCCCATTTAATTAATCTCCTTTTATTTTATTTTGCAAATGATCGATACATTTTTGGATGGCATCTTTAGGCATTTCTTCCCATCGCTCCGAACTGGCCTTATCAAGCCATTTTTGAAACACTTCTTCAGGAACTTTGATTAAATCAATCAGTCTTAAAATCTCTTTAATCTGAATATCGTCCGCTAATTCTTGAGCCACTGCATCACGTTCAAGTACATCACGTCCATATCTCTTAGCAATTTCATCATAAGAGAATGGGAAGGTTTCTGTGTCTGGAAAGGATTCTATTCTTGATTTCTTTACCAGACCAACCCGTTCTTTACCGCGTTTTTGAACTTCAAAACATAAGTCAAATAAATAATCGAGCTTCTTGTAACAATCAAAAGTCTGCCCAAGCACACTCATGTTTTGACCATACTCATTTTTAGAGTGACTGGTTATAATCACATTCATGTCGAGCCTAAGCAAGAGACTTAGTAAGTGCTTTATTTGCTTGTTAGCATCAGAATAATGACGCCCAAATTCCGTTCCGTTCTTTAGTGCAGACTTATCTAATAAGTCATTATAAAGGGTGGTAAGTGGGTCTATTATAAGAGTTTTATATTCATGTTTTTCGGTTAACAGGGCTTTTACTTCCGTCATTAACTCATTAAAGTCTGATGTTTGAAAAACTACTCCTCCAGCTTTTTGCAATATTTTAGTGTACTGATCGTTCTCAGCCCCTTTTTCTGTATCAATCAGATAGGGCTTAGGAAATTTAATCGCAGCTGTCGTTTTGCCGACTCCGGCAGAACCATAAAACAATGCTTTTAAACGTTTTTGAATAGCTTCAGGTTTTTTTGCACGCAACGCCATTTTTACAACTCCTACTTTAGTTTAATTATGACCATTTAAGATCTTCAGATTTATTCCCGATGCGCACATCTCTATACGCATGAGGAATCTATCTGCTATCCCTATAACAATCATGGTGGCAATACCAAAACCCACAATCAAGCTCTATAGAGTTCTCTTCAAGCTCAATATAGGTACAAGCATCCTCTTTAACGATTTGGTTGCTATCTCGACCGCAACCAACGCACTCTTTAATATAAAACTCCTCTTCATTTGCCTTTCCAAAAGTTAATCTATCTACTGATGTAACAAAATCTTGCATTATCATTTTTTTAATCCTCTTGTTAGAATCTACTCCAAACTACGTCACCATGGTCCATATCAATATGCGCATAAATACCATTTTCATTGTTGATACTTTGTTCATAGGATAAACAGGCGCGGTCAAGTAAGTCCTGCAAAGAATGTTCGTAGTATTTGATGATGTTTATTCTTGTGGTTTCCGCAAATTTCTCGCGTGTTTCATGGGAGTTATCTTGCAGCATTGAAAGTAGGGCGCAGATGTAATTGTTATCTATTGAGAAGTCACCACCATGCACACACTCACCTGTATCGCGTCCAGTGTATTCTAGATAAAGTCTTGTAAGTTCGTTTAGTTCATCTTCGGGTAAATCTGAAAGCAATAGCTGATAGCCGTCATTCTCATAAATTGCGTATTGAGCAACTAAATATTCCGCGTGGTTCTCAACCATTCTTAAGTGATTCATTTTTGACAGTCCTTTGCCAGCATGAGTTCCTAGTATATCGTACTTTCTTGTTGAGTTCATTTTTTTACCTCTGTTGTTGTGATGAGATAATTATATAACATTTGTTACATGTGTCAACTGTTATATGTATTATTTATTACATATATTTAATAAGTGTTATATGTTACTCTTGCTACATAAAAATGAATGGGCTGAAAATGACAATCGAAGAAGCATTAAAGTATTTCAATAGTGGTTATGACTTATGTCTTCAATTAGGGATTGCGCATACCAATATGGTTCGCTGGAAAAAACAAAATTTTATTCCTGTAGCTCAACAGGTTAGAATTAATCAAATATTAGGCAAGGATATGCCTATTGATGTAAATAAAAAAGCCATGGAAGACCGTCTTAATAAGCTATAATAAAAAGAGGCCACTATGAATTCTGGTAATCCTACGATGGATAAGTTTAGTGAAGAAACTCGATTTGCATTAATGGAACAATCAATTAACCATATGAATCAAAATTTTGATAGTTCTATTAATCACATTAATCAAACGCTTGAGAGATTTGAAAGGCGTTTTGATAATATTGATAACGAAATAAAAGAAACCAAAAAGGAATTAAAAGGGGAAATCAGAAGTAACTTCTTCTGGACACTTGGCGTTATAGCTAGCATTCTTGCAGTTGTAGCGAGAGGATTCCACTGGTTTTAACACAATGAATTCAGGAAATAATAAAAATAACAAGGATTAACATTAACTAACAATAAGAGATTTAAAATGATAAGAAAATTAATCCTGGTGAGTTTATTACTTTCAAGTGGCTACGCATTTTCAGATATGTTCAATTCTCAAAATACATATCAGCAAGAAATGTTAAAGCAACAACAAGAGCAAACTAGAATAATGCAGATGCAACAACAACAGCAACAAGATGAAATGATGAGACAAAGATATTCTCATGATAACAACTTAAAATTGCCTTGTTATAACGGTAACTTCTATTAAAATATAATCATTTTTTCCTTCTAAATAGACTCCATCCTTTTTTTCCATGAGGTACATGCTCAAGTAATCTTGTATGGGCATTGAGGGAGTCTAGCAATTTATCTTTTTCGCGATGAAATATTTCAATTTGTGAGCGCAAGAATTCTAATTCTTTATCTTTGCTTTTGCATAATTCTTTAAGCATAGAGTTTTCAACAGAAAGTCTACTGTTATCTTGCATTATTGATGAGTTAATTGGCTCTTTTTCTTTTTTCATTGTTTGTGGGAATACTCTATAGAACTCTGATTTCTGAATTATATATTTTTTATCTTTTCGTTCTGCAGACATTTCACCGCGAGTTATTAGGTTAGTTATATGCCTTGATGTGCATCCGGCGATATTTGCGGCTTCCATTGTGGTAAGAAAAGAAGCATCATCTAGCATATTTTATCCTTTTTAAATAATTTAACCAGAATTATTAGGAATGATTAGGAATAAAAATGGATTAGTAAGAATCAACCCTGGGAACAAAAATGATCAAAATATTTGCTATTCTTCTAAACATTCCGATAAAAAAATATTTATTCCTCATTCCTTGATGATTTACGGTATATAAATTATATTAATGAGCTTAATTAATAAGCTTAATTAATAACATTAATTAATTATTTATTATTTTTTTACAAAAAACAAGGTAAAGATCATGTTGCTTGCAGAACTATACGCATATTTTGGGTCATGGGCGAGCTTAAGTCGGAATTTAGGCTTTGGTAGTACCACTTATCAGTATTGGAGAAGAATAGGGTACATTCCTTATCCAACTCAAGTACTTATTGAGAAAAAGACGGATAGAATGTTTCTCGCTGATAGAGATCACGGAAGAAAATAATACCGATATATTCTTGTTCCTGATATTTAAGAATGACTAAGAAAACATTCCTATGCATTCTTCAATTGGTGTGTTTTAAATATTTAAGAATTATTCTTTATTGGAATTCTTGATCAAAACACGTTTAAGGGGATATAGTAGCGGTTGTAAATTGAATGTTTTTTATTGAAGAGAAGGCCAGATAAGAAGTTAGAGGCATCCTTGCCCCTCTATTTAACAAAACATTTTCCCGCGTTGAATGATCTCGCCGACCAAAGCTTTCATTCACGCTTTTCAAACCAAGTGGACAAAAGTCATTGGTCTTTAGGCTTTGTTCAAGGATGTGCATGCATTCGCTGCATACAGGCATTTATGCACACATCCTACCTACACCATAAGGAACTCGAATGATCGATGCTTTAGCACTTTTCAAAGAGCTTTTATGTTTGTCAATACACGAAGTAACCCTCGAACCACACAAAACTTTATTCAGGAGTAACTCATGTATCAAGCAATGATATTATACAACAGATGTGCGCCATATCAAACTATAGCTAGTCTTTTTTTACATTACAACCCATATAGGCGAAAAACCTTATCCGGATTTATTTCACCATTTAGTGAAATGAATATCTATGGAGGCCTAAATGGATCACGCATTTAATACATCTGTAGCTGCGGAATACGATGTAAATATAGCATTGCTTCTCCAACACTTTAAACACTGGACCTTAAATAATCTTGCTAACAAAAAGAACCTACATGAAGGATTATGCTGGTCCTATGACACTGTTCAAGCATTTTGCGAACAATTCCATTATTGGACTAGGCATCAAATTGAACATTTACTTAAAAAAACCGAATCCCAGGGATTGATTGTTTCGGGGAATTTTAATAAACAAAAATACGATAGGACAAAGTGGTATGCATTAACTCCCACAGCATATCGTTTTTATGAAGAGCTCCAGAAAGATGTATTTATAGATAGACTTTATTCTTCCATTACTAAAGACTCAAAAATGCATGATTGCTTGATTGCATTGATTTCGGAAAATTCCGAAATGGATTTCGCATGTTTCCGAAATGGATTTCTGAAGATTCCGAAACCTATACCAGATACTAAACCAGATACTAAACCAGATACTAAAAAACATATATGTGCATTTGACAATGCACATGATTTTCCAAAGGTTGATATTGTCGACTATACTCAAAATGACAAAAATGATTTTGATGCTAAATCTGATTACCAACTTAATCGGTCAAATCAAGAAGAAGATGTAACGCAAGCATATGAAATAAAACCCAATAACACTAAGTCTGATTATTGTGATAATCGAGCAAATAAATATTCAAATTGTTCAATTACATATGATATATGTAACGAATCTACTCAGAAAAGACACAAATGTATAATTTCAGAAAAACCCACAACTAAAAAATCTAAATCCTACGAAGAAGATGAGCGCTTCATGAGGTTTTATTCCATCTACCCAAAACAGGAGGATCCACGGGATGCATGGAAAGCATTCAAGCAAATAGTTGGGGACAACGACGATCTTCTGGAAGAGATTATCAAAGACATTGAGTTAAGAAAAAAATTCAAATGGAATGAGAGACAGTTTATCAAGCATCCTGCTGGTTATCTGAGAAGAGGGGAATACTTAGGGAAGATATATAACCCTCTAGAAGAATTGCGCGAAAAAAAGGAAAAAGAAGAGTCCTTAGCAAAAGAAAAAATGGAGATGCAAGAAAAAATTTCAAAGGAGAGGGCAGAGAGGGATAGGGTAAACCATATACAAAAACAAACTGATTGTGCTGTTTGGAAAGATATTGAAAAAAAATTGCCATCTAAGGCAACAGTAACTGCTTTGTCAGGCATGAAAAAGATTTTACAGCGATAAGTCTTCGAGTAGACTCGCATCTTTTTAAATAAAGGGGGCATATGAAATATAAAAAAAGATACACATATCCATTACCAGCTAAGGGCAAGAATAGAAGGATCCAAGATGTTGAGAATATGATAGTTGCGTGTGAAGTTACAGGTAGATGGTTGCAAATTGAACAAAAATCAACCCTATTTGGTCCAGAACGCGAGTTTACAACCATCAACATAATGACAGAATCTTGGGAAGATACTGATGTTGAGGGACCAAAGAAACTTTGTAGCTTGATAGTAATTAAGAAAGACCTTATTGCAGCTCTTAATAAAACAATGCCTGAAGGGTATGTAATGAGTTCTTTTAAAAATTATTTAAAAGTAAATGAAAACGAATTCTATGAATTTTCTGCTGATTTAATCGATATGTTATTTTTTGACATGTTTGGATTATTCCCCACTTCAAGATTATTGTTCAAAAATGATGAAGAAATAAATCAAACTAAAAAAGTCTGGATGGATAAATGCGAAGAATATGGATTACTTGATCCAGTTGGTGGACAAAGTATTTTTATAAATGGCCTAGAAGCATTGCCTGATCTTGATATAGAAACGATGCCAAGTTTTTCACAGTTTCGCAAACTTTGTATTAATAATGCTCCGGAAAATACTAAATGCGATCCGTCGAAGAATGCAAAAGAATTTTAAGCAAGATAGGATTCAAGCTTGGAGTTGCACCAAACCTCATTAGCATGCGTCTATTAAGCGATGAGGATAAAAAGGATATGCTGGAAGGTTTGTTGGAGATCGACGAACTGGAGGCATCTGTGGAGGTTTGGAGACATAATGGGATGCCAGATTATGCGCAGGGATCACTTGAAACATATGAGGCCCAAAAAAATAGGCTTAAATTTGAAGAGTCTTTAGCAAATCATGTGGATAACCCTCCTAGCTACAGGAAGCCTTTTATAGATTATCGGATGAATGAAGAATGAATGCCGAAGAAGAATGTGATGAATTGATTGCTGATATTTTGAATAAAATTTACTTAAGAGAAGATGCCATTGAAGAGCTTGATACCGAGCGAGAGCCAGGAGCAGCGTGCATTAGTAAAATGGTTAAGCTACCACCCAACTGTTCGTGATTACTTTTGCAAAATACACAATGAGGGTAAACGTGCGCCAATCCAGGGTTATAACCTAAAGTTAATGGGACTTCGTCCTGGTGTCAGTGACCTGTTAGTTTATTATCCAAATAAAGTATTTCATGGGCTGTTTTTGGAGATGAAGCGCAATAGAAAATATACGGCATATGAGCGTAGAACACCTACTTGGATTGCTCAAGAGCAATTTATGAATAATGTGAAAGATATCGGATATTCGGCGAATTTTTGCTTCGGATGGGAACATGGTAAAGAAATTATTGAAAATTATCTTAGAGAAACTTAAGGACATTATATGCCCCGATTCAGTCAAACATCTTTTACGAAGTTAACGACATGTCACCATGATTTACAGGTACTTTTCCACGAAGTTATCAAATTTTTCGATTGCAAGGTTTTGGAAGGATATAGAGGCAAAGATGACCAGGATAAAGCCGTAGCCTTTGGTACATCAAAGCTTAACTGGCCAGATGGTAAACATAATCACATGCCTTCAATGGCTGTTGATGTTGTGCCATATCCAGTCGATTGGCATAACAATAATCGATTTTACTGGTTCGGAGGATTTGTCATGGGCATTGCACAAAAGCTTAAAGATGAAGGGCGTATGACTCATTCTGTGCGTTATGGAGGTGATTGGAATGGTGATGGCAATATAGACTATGAACGATTTAAAGATTTATGCCATTTTGAGTTAATTTGAGTATTTTAGATGTATTTTCGACGAATATAGTCGATTTTAGCTGCAAAAAGTTATAGAATATTTTTACCTCACTAAAGGACTAGTGACTATGTTTGGACCAAAAAAAGACGTTGGACGTCCCACTAAATTTACCCCTGAAAGGCGTGCAGCAATTGTTGACGCTATTTCTCATCGTATCCCTTATGAATATGCTGCGGAAGCTAATGGTATCTGTGAAGACACTTTGTATGAATGGTTAAAAATTGCTCGCGAGCATCGAAAGGAAGGTCTTGTAACTGAGTATACTTTGTTTTCCGAGGCTATAAAAAGAGCAGAAATGACAAGAATTAGAGAGCATTGCGATATGATTGCTGCAAAACCTGAGCGTTGGCAAGCTGATGCATGGATTCTAGAACGCAGATGGTATAAGCACTTTGGCCCTAATGCTCAGCTTAATGAGCTTAATGAAAAACTTTCAAGACTAGTCGATGGAGAACCAAATGAAATCAAAAGAAATGAAGAAGATGGCAAAGAAGGCGGAGAAGGACATGCACAAGAAACATGAGAAGCATCTGCATGAAAAGCCTAAGGCTATGAAGATGCCAAAGAAGGATTGTAAATACTAAGGAGCAACCATGAGTGCTAAATATGTATCTGAAAAACCTGAACGTAAACTTAATGATGAAAGCATTTTCGTTACGAGGGGGAAAACTGTTACGCAGGAAGCTTTTGCGAAATCTGGTGCGTGCCGTAATTTACCTGCTCAGAATAAACAAAATTATGGAACGAAGGACTACAAATAAAATGGCCAAGCTTACTGCTGATAAACGTAAGAAGATTCCAAAGTCTGAGTTTGGATTGCCTGGTGAAAGAAAATATCCGATGGAAAATAAAGCCCATGCTGCCAACGCTAAAGCCCGTGCTACTCAGATGGTTGCTAAGGGTAAGCTATCAGCATCAAGCAAAGAAAAGATTGATGCAAAAGCTAATAAGATACTTGGTAAGTCAAAGAAATAGGGAAATAAACTTAAGTGAAAGAAGATTTAAGTTTGCTGGAAAGACTTCATCATGGGTTATGTCAGGCTGTAGAACGAGATGGCGCAATTTGCTTTAGTAAAAGACATGGAACAGCTAGATATTGCGGTAAACATGCCAGCAGATATAGGAGACATAAGTCGTTTGATTTGCCTTTTAAAAAGATTAAATATTGTAAATTTATAGATTGTAATAATGTTTATCGCACCAAAGGATATTGTAAATCTCATTATGAGATTCTTGTTAGCGCACCTAAGAATAAAAGAAAGAAATGCAGTATTGATGAGTGCATGAAAAAAAGAGGTAGTTGTTCAAAGTTTTGCCCTATGCATAACAGTAGAATATCAAGATATGGAACAATGGAAGGAAACGGAAAGAAAAGAGGACATGCCACACAATTTAAAGTCGGGAACATTTCTCGTAAAAAAGAACCAAGGAGATGCATTGCTGCCTCTTGTGATAAAGATTCTAAGACAAGCAAAATAACAAAAGGATTATGCTCTAAACACTATCAAAGATGGGCTACTCATGGTGATTATAATATGAGTTTATACAAGGAACGAGTACATGGCGGTAATTCAGAACAAATGGGTTGAGAAAGAAAAGAAAAAGAGGGCACATGAAACGGCAGCTGCTTATGACTCTAATCCCATTGACAACTGGCTGCCTATTAATCCAGGAAAGGCTGTCAAGCGCCATACAAACGCATCTCGCTCCACAATGGTTAGAACCCTAAGAGGGGTAAGAAAATAATGCAATGCAAGTCTTGTGGATATCCAGAGTCGCGTATTGTTGAGACAAGCCATGATGAGCGCTCAAACCAAATATACAGGCGACGCGAGTGCGTTAAGTGCGGCGTGCGCTATACCACCCAGGAACACTTTAGAGACAACTATAAAAATAGGCCCTATAGAACCTCACCACCTAAGCAGGTGCTCGAAAAATGATGAGCGCATCAGCTATTGCAAGACGTATAGAAGATATCGAAGAGCAACGCAAAAAAGGTTATGAGCGTCAAATAACAATTAACGGCACAGGAATGGTTATTCATGAAAAATCCCAAGACAAAGTTTATGTCCCCACTGCAACTGGCAATCTTTTTCATCTCGATGACAGCTTTGTTCGGGTCATTATGGGTCCTTATGGAAGCGGAAAGTCTACATTGGCAATCTCAGAGATTGTTCAGCGTGCTTGTGGCCTACCACGATGGCATAACGGCAGACGAAGAAGTCGATGGGGAATAGTAAGAAATACCAGTGGCGAGCTTTCATCGACAACTCTAGCAACCTGGCTTGCATGGTTTGGTGAGCTTGGCGATATACGTAAACGCCAAAAGCCCATAATGACCTATGAGCATGCGTTTAACGATGGGCATGGGATTGTAGAACTTGAGCTTTTGTTTATCGCTCTGGATAGGCCTGAGGACGTTAGAAAGATTAAATCTTTGGAACTCACAGGATGTTACATCAATGAACTCTCAGAGGTTCCTAAAGCGGCGTTAGCGCACATGAAAGGGCGAGTTAATCGGTATCCATCAAAAGCTTTCTGTCATGAGCCATATTGGTCAGGAATTATAGCAGATACTAACCCTCCTGAGGATGACCACTGGATATATAAAGACTTTGAAGAGAACAAGTTTGACCATCACATATTATTCAAGCAACCACCTGGCCTTTTAAAGAATGAAGATGATAAGTGGGTTCGAAATCCTAATGCAGATAATGCTTCTCACCTGCCTGACAATTACTACGAGATGCTCGCAGAAGGACAATCTCAAGAGTTTATTAAGGTATTTTGTCTTGGCGAGTATGGTTCTGTTGGGTTTGGCAAGCGGGTGTATCCTGAGTTTAATCCTGATTTTCATGCAGTTGAAACACTACCTGCTATCCAAGGTGAGCAGCTCATTCTTGGCTGGGACTTTGGGCTTACTCCTGCTTGCGTGGTTATACAACTATCTGCCCGTGGGCAACTTTTGATTTTAAAGGAATATGTAGGCGATGGCATGGGCATAAGAACCTTTGCTGATAACATTGTCATTCCATCGATTGCTAAGGACTTTCCGTACTGCAAGGTTGGTATGTCTATTGGGGACCCAGCCGGCAATGCTAGGAATGAAATAGTAGAGGAGATGTCTTGCATAGGTGAGCTTAACTCATTAAATGTGCCAACGATAGGGGCGCGCACTAATGACATTGACCCAAGATTAGGGTCAGTGCGCTACTTCTTAAATAAAATGGTAGATGGTAAGCCAGGATTAGTGCTTGACAGACGTAATTGCCCAACATTGTTTAAGGGATTTGTGAAGGACTATGTGTATGCACGCATAGCTGTATCGGGTGAGGAGCGTTACAAGGATAAGCCAAATAAGAATATGGCATCCCACCCTATGGATGCTCTTGGTTATGGGTGCTTAGAGTTGGCTAGCGACAGAATTACTCAAGATAAGATGGCAGATAAAGCGGTTGTCAATATGTTTAATCCAGTTTTTAGGTGGCAATAATGACACATACTGAAAGTCTGTTATCGCAATATAAAGTCATACTTGAATCCAGATTAACTCGAGTTGAAACTCAGCATCACAACATGGCTGATGACATTAAAGACATTAAGAAGACATTGCACTGGCTAACAGGAATTGTTTTTAGTATTAACACAGCGGTATTAGGCGTCGTTACAAAGGGTTTTGGGATATTTTAAGGACAAATGAGATGTATGTAAGGTGTAACTATTGCGGTCGTATTTACAATAAGGCCAAAGAGCAAAAGAGATGCAAAGATTGCGAGATGCAGTTTAAAACTATATTCGAGTCTATGCATAAGCGTAATATTATGAAATCAAATGGAGAGGTGAAATGTCAATTCAATCAGCAATAAATTTAACGCTTAACTTTGCAGGTGAGGCAAATAACATTGTTCCACGCATGGGGAGATTGTATTGTCCATCAAATACACTTTCGCAAGTAGCGGCAGCTGGATTTCTGGACAACTATCTTCATACATCAAGTACTAGTCTTTTGGCTACTGACTTTGTGATGGCCGTGGCTTCAGATGGGCATCAGATTTATAAGCCTGTGTTTACTAGTGGGTCTTGTCAATTAACTGTTCTTCCATAACATGGATGAAAAAGAAGGGTTGCCTTATAAAGAGTATCATCGGATCGATCTCTTATGTGGCTTCGTACATAGGCCTCCAGTATTTCCTTGTAAGATATGTAATAAAACAAATTGCCAAGGGGTTAAAAAAGACTGTAAAGGCTATGGTTCCTATGTATTGGGAATTAAAGCGATTTAACTAAACTTAAGGAGAAGTAAAGATGTTATTTAGTGAAGCGTTACAACTGTTGCAACAAGGCGAAACCATGTGTCGAGATGCGTGGTGCTTGGAAGATGGCTATTTGAAGTTTATGCCTGGCATGAAGTTCGTATGGAAGATTGTATTGTTACCTAACCCTAATGCAGGTAACTACATATTCTCTGTAGAAGATTTCTTAAGCGATGACTGGAAGAAGTTTGATATGCCAATGGCAACAATTGAAGCACAAATAGCAGAAGCTGCTTAATAATCCCTTTAGATAGGGAGTCAAAACTCGACTTTGACATATAAATGTTGAGGTCGTACCCAAAGGATGGGGTAAGACATGGAAATCATTGCTGAGCAAATGTCCATTGATGAGATTGATGATATCAATGAAGAGCTTCAAGGCAAGCTTGAGGATGCAGGGATAGATGAGGCTGAAGTTCTTAAAAAAGCACGTGAAGATATGGTGCTTTTTGATGGGTATTTCGGTGAAAACATGGTACGTGGCAAAGACGATATGAACTTTGTATTGCGTGACCAATGGTCAGCAGTTGAGCGCTCAGAATTTACACGTCTGTTTAAGCCTGCCATGACTTTCAATAAGCTTTATGACCCTGTTAAAAAAGTTCTTGGTGAGCAGCGTAAGAATAAGCCTGATTTGATGGTGCGTTCTTTAACTGGCAAGTCCAATCAAAAGCAGATTGATTTGCGAGCAGATTTAGTGCGAACCATATCCTATCAATCACAAAATGATTTGGTATATCAGACTGCATTTAGACAATCGCTTATGATGGGATTTGGTGCATTTGAGATTTGCCTTGATTATGAGGGTCCTAAATCATTTAAACAGATAATTAAGTATGAACTAATACCAGAGGTTACCAGAACATCGTTTGATCCAACGGCTATGAAGCCGCATAAAGGTGATGGTAATTTCTGTGCCAGGCAATTTGTTTATACGAAAGAAGAATTCTATGCAACCTTTCCTTGGATAATGAATCCAGTATCTTATTCCGATCCGCGCTCATTATTGGATTTTCAATGGGAAACGCGTGATACCATAGTTGTAGCAAAATACAACAGGAAAGAATGGTATCCATTAAAAGTGCTTCTTTTAACTGATGGATCCACAGTTACAGAAGATGAATGGCTAGATATGCAAAAAGACATTGAAATGCAACGTACATTAGCGGATGCATCTCAAGTCGTTGGAGATATGATAAGGAAATCTATACCTGAGATTCACGGCGAGAGGATGAGCAAGGATTATAAGATTCGTCAATACATGCTCACTCAAAATCAAATCATTAAGTTCACTGACTGGCCATCAAAGTATTTACCCATGATATTTGTGGATGGTGATTCTAATTTTATAAACGGCCAACAATATACTCGATCATTTATTCATGAAGCTAAAGATGCTCAGAAGTTTGTCAACTACGTGGGAAGTGAAGTAGCAGCAGAGATTAAGAATCGTCGACGTGAACAATGGCTTGGAACTCCTGATAATATCCTTGGCAATGAGCAAATGTGGCGAAATCCTGAGCTACAAGCTGGCATATTAATAGCAAAACCCGATCCAAAGACTGGAGCTATGCCAAGCAAATTGCCTCCTTGGGAGCTATCACAAACGCTACTCCAACAATATCAACGAGGTTGTCAGGATATGCGAGAGATTCTTGGATTCTCAGAAAATGAGGCGCTCCAAGGCCATGACATGTCTGGTAAGGCTAGGCGTGAACGCAAACTTGAAGGGGCAATGTCAGCTTATGTCTACCGTGACAATTTAAACCAGGCAATAGAGCAGGGCGGAAGAGTAGTACTTGACTTATTGCCATTTATCATCGGAGAAGAAGAACGTCACATGGTTGTATCAAAGGCTGATGGTCGTACTGATTCTATAACGCTGAACAAGATTACAGGACAATCTGAGAATGGGGAGCCCATTCGAGAGAATGCTCTTGATGGTGGGGATTATGATGTTGAGATTGATACAGGACCTAGTTTTGCTGTACAAAAGGACATGGCATTGGAATTCATGCAACAAACCTTACAAGCTAATCCTCAGGTATTCCCCCTTATCGCAGACCTTTGGGCTAAGAATCTTGACGTCCAGTTCATGCCCCAAATTGCTGAGCGCTTTAAATCGATGGTGCCTCCTGAAATTCTTGCCAAAGAAGAAGGAAGGGAGCCACCTCCTAAGCAGCCTAATCCTCAGGAGATGATGGCCCAACAACAAATGCAAGCTCAACAACAACAGATGATGATGAATGAACAGAAGATGCATCTTGAAGAGCAGGCATTGATGGAACGAGCAGAAGAGCTGAAGATTAGGAAAGAAAAACATCTTCTTGAACAAGCTGAGATGATTCTCAAAGCTCAAGAGATGAAATCTAAAATGGGTCTTGAGCAACAGAAGATTAAGATAGACCACGGTAAACTTTTGCTGGATGCAGATAAGACTGAGAAAGACTTTTCATCCAAACTTGCGGCTCTATTGAGTGATATGCATAAGCATGATAACCCTCATGTGCGTGATGACAGATAATTATTCGTAAATGTCTTTTCTGTGGCCAATTTCAAGCACTAAAATGATTATTTCTTCGTCATGAATTTTGCAAATAACTCTATAGTCTCCAATTCTATATCTCCATAATCCAGCCTTGTTAAGTGACAAGGCTTTTCCTAGATTCCTTGGATTTGAATTGGTCCTTACTTTTGAGTCCATGTAGGCAATTATTTTTTTAGAAACAGATATGTTTAATTTTTTTAACTGCTTTAGTGATATTTCACTAAAATTAATCGTCCAGACCAAGTTCTTTCCTCACTTCTTCATAAGAATAAATTCGGCCTGGATTTTTTAGAACTTCCATGCCTTTATAATAATCTTGCATATCTTCAAGGTAGGTCTCAATAGCTTCCCGTGCAATAAAACTTTTAGAGCGTTTCATTTTTTTCGCCACTGATTCTAATAAAGATTCAAGATCGTCAGATAACCTAATTGCAATACTCATGATTGTCCCCTCTATGCTTCTTTATCTAATTATACATGTTTATACACATTTATACAATAAAAGATACCTTCGCTAAATACTTTTGTAAAACACCCCCACCTGTGGGGTAATTTCCGTTCAATTTATTCTTTATAATTGCATTCTACAAGGGAAGGATTCCCTTGGGGTTTCAGGCCTACCGTATGGTCTTGGGCATGTATATGTCGAATGGAGAATTGTAATTCATGGACGAAGATCAGAATGAGCTCGCTGAACAAGTAAGCGGAGATGATGAAGATGTTGTTAATGGTGGCGTTGGCCCTGGAGATGCGGAAGAACAAGGTAGTTCGACCGATGACCAAGGAACTGCTGACACGGACGATCCTTACGGCGTAAAGAAGCGGTTAGGAATGCAGGCCAAGAAACACGCCAGAGAAATGCGACAAATGCAAGAGCAAATGGTTCGTATGCAGTCTCTTATCGGTGGTGATAGTGCCGACCCACATGCATCTTTATATAACTCCAATCCTTATCCATCTCCTGGACAGCCTAACCCGCCAGCCATGAGTGAAGAGGAAAAAATACAAAAGGCCGTACGCTACGCTCTTGGTGCTAAAGAATACGAAGAACGCCTAGCTAAAGATGCAGAACGTCAAGCTCATGTTCATAAGCAGTATCAGCGCTTGAATGATGAATTTGATAGAGCATCTGATAAGTACGAGGATTTTGATGACGTAGTAAGAGCTGATGATATCCCGTTTACTCCACACGTGCGGGACGCACTTTTACTTGTTGAAAATCCAGCCGAAGTAGCTTACCGACTTGGCAAGAACAAATCTGAACTTTCACGAATTTCACAACTCCACCCACTAGATCAGGCACGTGAAGTGAACAAGCTGTCTTTTTCTTTGATGGGCGGCCAAAACGGGAAACCGCAAGCCCCATCCAAAGCTAACCCTTTGGGAACCGTCAGAGCAAACCCAGCCCATTCCTCAAGTTCCGTTACGGATAAGACTCCGCCATCTGTTATCAGAGCGCGGATGAAGGCAGGCACATGGAAGTGATTGGACGGTTTTAAGGATAAAACCATCTAAAACCTAGGTCACTTGCATTGCCATTAAAGGATTAATGGAGACCTAGCTCATGGCTAACCAATTTATTACAACTGACCTAGTCAGTAATACCGCTTTGGCAATGTTTGCCAACAATGCACCATTCGTTATGACAGCTTCTCGTATATACCAAGATGATTTCGTATCCTCTGGATATAAGATTGGCGACACATTACAAGTACGTAGACAAAACCATTTCATCGTAGGAGACGGTTCCGTTGCAACACCACAATCAATCATTGAAACGGTTGAAAGTATTGTTGTAGCCCACCAATACCATGCCTTGATTGCATACACCATTCAAGATTTATCCCTAAGAATCGAAGACTTCTCACGTCTATTTATTGCTCCTGCAATCCAGGAAGTAATAACTCAGATGGAAAAAGACATAGCATCTTCTGCTGAGCAAGAGCTGAACTTCTTCACAGGTACTGCTGGCGTTGCAATCAACTCCTTCACAACCGTTGATACAGCAGGCGCTAAATTGCTTGAGCAAGGCGTGAACATCGCATCTGATGCTTACATGGCAATGACAGTGCGTGATGGTTCATCCTTAAAAGGTGCACTGCTAAACAACTTCACGCCAGTATTTAATGAAGACATCGTTAGAAGTTCTGCCATTGGTCACTTGTCCTATTTTGATATTTTCCAATCTCAAAATATTAAACGCCATATAGCTGGAGCAGGCCCAAGACTTCATTCTTCAGATACATTACTTGTCAATGGAGCTGTGTCATCAGGTTCAACCATTGTTATGGATGGCGCAACAGCTGGTGTGACTGATTACTTTGTAGTAGGCGATGTTATCTCTATTGCTGGTGTTCAGTCCGTTAACCCTGTTGGTCGAGCATCAACTGGTCAGGATATGCAGTGGGTTGTTACAGCCAATGCAAGTTCTGATGGTGGTGGTGCTATCACAGTACTTGTTAGTCCTAGCATTATATCCGATACGACTAACCCAAATCGCAATGTAAGCAATGCAGTACCAGATGATGCTGCCGTCACAATGGTTGGAAGCCATAACGTGAATGTTGCCTACCCGTCTCGAGGTTTGGATATCGTATGTCCTCCCCTTTACAAACTACAAGTGCCCTATGCATCAGTTGCAGTAGATCCTGAAACTGGCTTGTCTTTGGCTGTTACTCAAACTGGTGACATCTTAGGCTATCAAAACTACATGCGTATAGATTTACTGTGTGGATTTAAATGGCATCAACAATATGCTGTGCGTGTACTTTCTTAAGGGATGCTTATGCTGACTTGTGTATATCACCCAATCGACGACTTTCGGGTCGTCGAAGACGATGAAGCCGAACGCTTAAGAGCAACTGGCGTTTGGTTTGATTGTCCTAAAAAAGCAAAACAATACCGATTGAAAGTTGAAGATGAGATTAAACAAGAATCTAAGGTTGAAGAACCACGATCCAAACAGAAGGGGAGAACCAAATGAAAGATAACAAGATGGTCCAATCAAACAATGCCTTTGTAAAGGCTGAACAAGCAAAAATGAAAACTCGTATGGGCAACCGTCCAGGAGCTCCAGCAGAAATGAAACATTTTGATGCCTTCATGAGTAATGACGGTGCAAACGCAAAAGAATCAGCTCGCAAATTATGTAAAGGGTTAGATGACGCCTTCCCATTGAAATAGTTGATAAGCATAACCCCCGCAAGCCTCTAGCGTGCGCCTATAGCATCTAAGCTCAAATCGTGGGGGCCCTTCAAGGAAGAGGCATGTCTCAAGTTATCAAGACCACAAATCAACTAATCATAAACTCATTATACCTTTTGGGTGAATTGGGCGTGGGTGAAACACCTGATTCCTTTATGCTTAGCTCAGGTCTTGAACTAATCAATGAACTATTGGATAAGTTTGCAGCAGATAGTATTTATATCCCTTATTTAACCGAATTATCCTTTAATATGGTCTCAGGACAAGCTACGTATTCTATATCAGATATGATTCCAGCTGATGTGGATGCCGATAGAGTCGTTGTTTTTTGCTGTGGGAACTATACAGTCCCTAGCTCAGGACAGGGGATTATCTATCCACTGCAAATTATTAATAAAGCTCAATATTATGGTGTCACAAGATTAACACCACTACAAACTCGCCCAGGATTTATATTTCTAGATAAACAACCACAAGAAAGTTTAGTTACATTATATCCCCAGCCTGACCAACCATATCCATGCTTGCTTGGTGTCAAGCTTATGCTAAATAAACTCATAGCCAATGAGAGCCTTGAGGAGCTACCGCCTTTTTACTATGGATTTTTAAAGTATTGCCTGGCTAGAAAGTTCTTATCCTATTATCCATCAGGCAATTGGCCGGATACTGCTGAGCAAGAATACCAAGATTATTTTAATACCATTAAAAATGCCAACGAAACAGATTTAACTGTACGTCCTTCGGCCATATTAAGTAGGCCTGAGCCTTTCTACTGGCAAAATATTTTGGCCTATTAATATGAGGAAAGATTACGACTTAGTCGGAAGCTATGACAACCAACGCGTGAGCACAATAAATGCTGAACGCACCGTTAATCTATTTGAATATTTAGACCCAGATGGCAAACGTCCTAAAGTATTGCTCCCAACAGCAGGACTTATTAATGCAAATCTTCATTTTGGTTCTGAAACGGGTGGCGCACGAGCTTCATTTGTTTTTAGCAATGCCATTTATCAAGTTTATGGCGCATCAGTATATAGAACTAATGGCACAACAGGGGCTCTTATTACTACCCTTATTGGCACTCTTTCAACCACCGTAGGCTATGTGGGCGTAGATGCAAATACCTATCAGGTTATATTTGTCGATGGTGTGCAGAGTTTTATTTGGGATATTAATGCAAGCACCTTTGTGAAAATAACAGATACTGGGTTTCCTTCTAAGCCCATTGATGTGTGTTATTTGGACGGCTTCTTTTTAGTAGCCAATGGGGATACCAATACATTCCAGCTGTCCATGATTAACCAAGGGATGGTTTGGAGTGGCGGCTCAGGTGGAGCTGCTACTTTTACAGCAGACGCTGGAACAGACATTCTTACTTTAAGTACGAATACAGCTAATTTTGCCACTGGTGTCCCCATTGTTTTTACAAGTGCTGGTACCCCTCCGCCACCACTTGTGGCAGGAACAACTTATTATGTCATAAGAGTAAGTGCTCCTACAGTGACCCCAGGAACCATAAAGCTTGCTACAACCTATGCTAATGCAATTGCTAATATTCCCATTGACATAACAGGGGCGGGCGTTCCTCCAAATACCATAACTAGCCCAGGCCAATTGCAACTTGGAAGCATCACATCTCACCCAGGGAATATTGTAGGATGCAGAACCCTTCACCGACGAATATTTTTATTCTCAGCCAACTATACAGAAGTATGGGAGAACGCAGGTCTTGGAACAAACTTACCATTTAGGCGGGTTAATTCATTGCTTATGGAGGTTGGAACACCTGCTCTAGGAAGTATAGTTGTTGGATTTGATAGCATGTTTTTTTTAGCTCAAGACAAAGACGGTCTTGCAGGCGTCATGATTGTTAAGGGAACAGAGGCAAAATCCGCAAGCAATAGGGCGCTTGACTTCCAATTAGCTCAATATGCAGCAGATCCATTAAAGGGTGTTTCGGATGCACGAGGCATTCTGCTCAAGGAAAATGGACTTATCTTTTACAGATTAAACTTCACTAGAGCAAATCATACCTTTGTTTTTGACGTCACTATGAGTGCAGAATCTCCGAAATGGCATGAAGAGGAAGTACTTAATGGCGATAGACATCCTGCTCAAACCCATGCCTATTTTGATGGGGTGAATTACTACGGTGATTATCAGCATCCCATATTTTATATCGTTGATGATGCCACACCTACAAACAATGGTGAAACCATTCGTCGGATGAGAATTGGACGCCAAATGACACCAGAGGGATATAACCGATTGCGTATTGATAGGTTCCAGGTGGATTTGTTGCAGGGGTCTTTGGATATATCCCAATTTATCGATGATGACCTACTGACAGAACTTAGTGAGGCCTTAACAACTGAAGATGGTGAAGACATTATTTTAGATCAACAAATTAATATTGGCGGTGGCCAACCAGTAGTGTTCTTGACTATTTCAAGGGATGGCGGCCAGACCTACGGCAATTACCTGCAAGCCACAATGGGGAAATTAGGTGAGCGTACATACAGAACTGTATGGAGAAAATTAGGGACAACCCCAAGAGGCCAGGGTTTCATACCTAGAATTGAGTTTTTTAATGAAATCCCATTTGTGGTTCTCGGAGCCGCGTGGGATTTTGAAGTATTACCGGAGTAGGGCATGGCCAGAGACTTAGATAATTTCCCAACCTATGACCCAATTATTAGGGATTCTGTTTATTTAAGCAGTATTTGGGGTGATTTTATGGCCACCTTTATTGAATCTTTGCGCGAATATTTGTCACAAAATGGGATATTTGTTCCGAGGATAACTACTGAGCAACGTGATAGTTTGCAGAATCCTGTTAATGGTCAACAAATTTACAACACAACTTTAGAGAAATTTCAGGGTTATGAAAATAATGCCTGGGTAAACTTAATATAGACACAAGGAATGTAGCTATGCCATTTGATCCGCAACAACTACTAGGTGGGCTAGGAGGACTTTTTGGTGGGCTTTTTGGTAATTCTGGAGCTCCTTATGACAAGGCTATGGATCAATACAGGCAATGGGGAGATAAGGCTGCTGGAGGGTTGCAGCCTTATCAAAATGCAGGAACTGGAGCTATTAGCGATTATCAAAAATGGTTACAAGGTCAACAAGACCCTAGCAAGTTCATTAACAATCTTATGAGCGGGTACAAAGAAAGTCCTTATGCTCAAAATATGCAACAAGAGGCTATGCGTGCAGGCCAAAATGCAGGTTCTGCTAGTGGCATGATGGGTAGCACTCCTTTGATGCAGCAGATGCAACAAAATGCTGGAAATATTGCATCACAAGACCAAAACCAATGGCTTCAAAATGTATTGGGCATCAATAAGCAATATGGTGAAGGCCAGAATAATCTTATGACCGGCGGCCAGAATGCGGCTAATTCATTGGCTAATTTGTATAGCCATATGGGTGATCAGATGGGACAAGGTGCATTTGGCAAGCAAGCTGGCAAGCAAAATGATTTCTGGAACACCATTGGCGGCATTGGCAGCATACTTGGCAGCTTTTTTTAAGGATTAAATTATGGGACTACCATTACCTAGAGTTATTCCTGATGTGGGACCTGGCGGACCATTGGTTACTGCTATGGGAGGTATGAATGCATTAGCCAATAACATGCATTTGAAAGACATAAATAAAGTTAAGGCGCAATTTGCTCCGATGACTACTCAAGCTGAAGCTGCATCAAAACTTGCTTATGCCAATTTAATGGGCCCTCAATTCTTAGCTAAGTTATTAGGCAATGATGCAGCTATAGCAAATATGGGCGATCCAGCCGCAAGAGCTGCTTTGCAAAAAGCAGTTGCAGCTGGGATGGGACAAGGAACAGGGCTTAATTTTTTGAATCAAATGCCACAAGGAAATAATCAATTTTCTGGTATTGGGCAGCCTTCAACTAATTCCCTTTCAGGTTGGATTGCTAATAAGCTGAAAAGTGCTTTTGGTCAGGGCCAACAAGTTCAGCCACAAAATCCATTTAGTCAGAATAATAATCCAGGTATGCCACAACAAGGAATGCAACAACCTGGACAATTTTCACACCCCTCTAATAATCCTTTGGTTGGTCAAAGAAGGCCTAATGGGGCTGTAACGCAGGTTGGGCAGCAATGGTATGACAAGGATAATAATCCAGTTTATGACGATGAAGAAACTAATCAAACTCCAATGCAGATGGAACTTACTAGCGGACAATCTCCTGTAAGACAGCCTACTTATGCGGAAAATACTGGAAATTATAAAGGAACCGTAGAAGAGGGCAAAGAGCTAGGAAAAATTCGTGCAAAAACCATTGATGAAATGGATCAACAATACCAACAAGCCATTCAATCTGAAGTGCCTTTAAAGCATATGAATGAAATTGTAACAAACCCAAAATTTCAAAACCTAAGAAAATTCCCGTGGTTTCAAGGTTTGCAATTGGACGCTAAGGCTAAAATTGGTACTCCTGAAGAACAAAAACTTATTGGTGATTTTCAAACAACAGCATTAAAAGCTGTGGCAGAAACCGTCATGGGATTTAAAGGAAGAATTTTAGATAAAGAAGTATCTCTTGCTAATGATATGAAAATCAATAAAAACGACACAATTGGGGTAATGTTAGGCAAACTTCCTTCTATTGAAACTTTTCAGGAAATGACAAAGCAGCGGTCAAGATTGGCATCAAGACTTATGCAAAAGCAGCATATGAACAGAGGTGAGGCACTTGAAGAAGCCGATCATATGGTTAATGGTTCTGAAATTAGAAGAAAAGTTGAGAATGAACTAAATCCAATAACTGATGATGATATTGAGACGACGGCTAAAGAAAATGGAATGACTCGTGAGCAGGTTATAAAAAGATTAAAGTCAGAAGGTAGATATCATGGGTAAAAACCTATTTTCTACTGACAAAAAAACACAATCTGAACCTATGAATAAGGGGTCAGGTCGTAATTTATTTGCAAATACAAACTCAGAACCAGAAGAAGGATTTCTACAAAAACTTCCAAGAAACATTGGGGCTGGATTGGCTAATCTTGGTCATTCAGAATTAAATATTCCACATGATATTGCGCAAGCTGCTGAGGATTTTGGACAAAATTTTGGTAATTCATTGAATAAATCATTTCCATTGCCAGAAAATTTTCAGCAAAAATTAGAGCAATTGCCGCAGAAAGAGCAATTTAAGTTATCTGAGCACATTCCTTATCAACAAGATTATGATTTTGCCAAAATGCTAGGACTGCAAGGGGAGCCCACGTTTGCCGATACATTGGTTCAAAAAGGCGTTGAGCATAGCCCAGAAATTTTAGCTAGCGCAAATGCATTAAGAAGTATTTTGCCTCATTTAACAAAACGCGGAGCAACCAATACATTAAAGCAAGCAAGACAATTAGCCTCAGAAAGAAATATAGGTGCTTTTAATGTTGATCCTGAATTAATTGAAGATGCACGTCAATTTATCCCAAAAACACTTCCTTATCGTAATGCATTAGATGCTGCGCATTATGGTGATTATGATTCGTTATTTCGCTTGCAATCAGACGTTGGTAAACATGCATCAGATTATTCCCGCTCATTATTTTCAGCAGCAGAGCGCGCGCATGGAAGAGAAGGATTGGCGGCTAGAAAAAGATTATTAGATGCGATTCATGAAAACCTACAATCTCAAGGACACCAAGACATCTCAGATTTATTAAAACAAGGTCAAAATGAATATAGAAAATATATGGGGTTCAAACCTTATAGAAATGCATTAGGAGTGGCAGCTGCATCATTAGCAATTCCTAAAAATCCTATGACTAATCTCTTGAAAAAATTATGGTTACAAAGTAGCCAATAAAAAATAATTTGAAATTTCACAAGGAATGTGAAGCATGTCAACAATTACACATACATTAGCACCAGAACCGTTTTGGATCATCATCAACAACGAAGGAACCGTTGCTGGTGGTGCTAGGATGTTTACTAAGCGCTCATTAAATAAAGTTCAAGATAAAATAGTTTATCAAGATGCTGCGGGAACTATTGCTTGGCCTAACCCTATAATTTTTGATTTAAATGGGGTTCAAGGTCCATTTTATTGGACAGTTGATAGTACCGCTTTAAATGATACTTATTTTTTACAAGTTTATGAAGCTCCAGTTGATGGTTCAGGTTCTGATAGAGGGCCACTTATATGGGATATTGATAATTTTTCCCCAGGAACAGGGGGTGGCGGAGGAGATGTAACAACATATAATGATATTACAAATTACATAGCTAACAATCAATTCATTGACCATATTGATGATGTACCAAGCCCAACGAACACAACCAATCTTGTCATTGCCCCTTCAAATCACAAAGGTTTTACCCCTGCTTTAATTGCACCTGTGGTGGGCACTTACGGTGTAGTGGGGCCAGATATTCGTTTTATTAAAAATACAACAGTCAACGCTGATTCAATATCGTTTCCTTTATTCACTCTTGCAGATTTTCCCTTAGATGGCGATGTAACGCCAGTTGATTATATTCGATATGTATGCACAACAGGCCTTGCAGGAGAGACATATAAATGTTTTCAGTTCCCTATTACTCAAAAGGTTAAGAATTTAGCCAACACGCAAGTGACTTTTGGATTATGGGCAGCAGTTGATTCAACGCCAGTGACTATTAATCTCTATGCTCGCCAATATTATGGCAATGGAACAGCCGCCACTTTAGAATCCACATCAACAAGGCTACATTTCAATACCATTGCTCTTACCAGCACCTGGACATGGTATCCCATGACATTTACTGTTCCTGATACCGCAGGTAATTCCATTGGAACGCCTGGACTACAAACGGATGATGACGCCTTATATATTCAGGTTGAAATGCCACTAAGCGCGCCATGTGATGTGAAATTTACAAAGCCTGCTCTTTATCTAGGCACAGTTGACCCTAATATGGACTTTGATAATTACGACCAAATCAATTCCATCAACTCAACACCAAGAACAGGTGATATCAAAACTACCTTTGTATCCAATCCGGCGTCTACAGCTGCAAATATTACCCTTAAAGGATGGGTGCCAATGAATGATGGCTCCATTGGAAATGTTGCATCAGGCGCTACAACTCGCGCCAATAAAGATACCTTCCAATTATACAAAACCATTTGGGATGGCGTCATTGATACCTGGGCACCAGTTTCAACTGGACGAGGTGCTACGGCAGTCGCAGATTTCTTGGCAGGTAAAACTCTTACACTACCACGATCACTTGGTAGGGCCATGGCTGGAGCTGGAACTGGAGCTGGATTAACAGCACGAGTACTTGGTCAATACCTAGGAGCTGAAACCATAAGCACGGCTGCAATGCCCTCTCACACTCACCCTACCTTTAATCTAGGCGGAACTTTCGTTGGAACTGGCCTTGGTGGAGATAGTTTATCTTCTGGTGGTGGAGGTTTAGGAACAGTTGGTACTACCGGCACAACAGGAAGTGGCGCTGCTGATGGGAATATGGAGCCTACGAGCTTCTTCAATGTATTTATAAAATTATAGGAGCTAAAAAAATGGCAGTTCAATTAGTAAATGTTCCAGCATTAGACCCAAATGCCTACACAGGTCCTACTCGTGTTATGGCAGGTGTTGCGCGCACAGGTTCAGTCACTGTCAATACGATGTATGGGGATAATGGATCAGTAGAATTCGCACGTTGGTTGTATGTAGGCGTGACAGGTAACGTTTCATATAGGAAGTGGGACGGTACAGATCAGACTCTTATCGGGTTGGCAGCAGGTGTTTGGCATCCGGTGTTCTCCATTTTGGTGAATAGCTCAGGAACTACAGCTACCAGTTTGGTATGGGGAAGTTAGCTAACTTCAAAATGTAATATTACAATTAAAAGGAATTAATAAATGACAACTCAAATCTCGCAAACTGTTTTATCCCCATGGTTAACACCTGTTCGAGTGGTATCAACCTCAAATATAGCAGGAACCTATTCTAATGGTCCTCAAAATAATGGTGTTGGTGCAACCCTTACAATAGCAGCCTCATCATTAACCATAGATAGCGTTGTATGTGCAGTGGGTGATCGTGTTCTTCTCCAAACCCAAACCAATACAAATGAGCAAGGTATTTATATTGTTTATAGCATTGGCACCACAGTTGTATTGCAACGCGCAGCTGACCAACAAAGTCTTGAACAAATAAAAGCTGGCCAATATGTATCTGTCGGTGCAGGTTCTGTTAATGCGGGCAATGTGTATAGTATTGTGGAACCCCTACCAGCCATTCTTGGTATCAATGCTCTTGTTATTAATGCAGATCCATCTGCTGGTGGAGTTTCATTTTCAGGTGGTGCATCTACTGCAAATGCTTTAGCTGTGTTTTCTGATACTTCAGGAAATATAAAGGCTGCAACGACCACAACAACTTTAGGTCAAGCATTGGCAGTTACGGGCTCCGTTACTGCTTCTACAAGTATTACAGCTACAGCTGGAAACATAACTTCTGGTTCATCAGGTGATGCAGGAACATTTATCTCTTTCCCTGCAACAGCTGCAAACGGAACATTGATTATTGCTGCGGGTAATGCTGGTGGGGCATTTAACACCACAATAAGCAGTGGAACAATTGGACAATCATCTGTGATTACAATTCCAGATCCTGGTGCTGCTACTAGTAAATTTGTGCTTCAAGATGGAACAAACACCGTTCTAAGTGTGGCCAATTTGAAATACGGAGCTACACCTGTTGCTCAAGTAGATCCTGCTTCTTGTACTATCACTGCCGCAGCAGGTGCCGCAAACACCGCAACTGTTACCATTCAGCTAAAAGATGGAAGTGGCACTAACATGGCTAGAATTATTCCATTCAGAGTTTATGCATCTTCTGCCGCTGATGGACTAACCCTAGCAAGTGCCGCATCAACTGGGTTCTCTGTTGCGAGTGGGGGTTTGAGTTTAAATAATGGCGCTGCAATTACTACTCAAATTTCTTGTATTTCTAGTGCAACTGGAGGATGTGTTCTTAGTCTGCTTGATACAGGCAAACAAACAAGCTACCTCGTCCTTGTTCTTGCCAATGGATGCAAAATCTCCGCTCAACTTTCAACTGGAAGTTATGGTTAGTAAATAATCAATTTGTAATTTATCAGGGGGTTAACTTCCCCCTTTTTAAAAGGAATCGATAGATGCAAGGTGCTTATGGTGGATTGATTATTATTCTTGTTTATGCAAGTGCAGGTGATGTACCACCAGGCCAAGGGTTTTTCTTGCAAACTGATAATACCCCCTTGTTGTTGACTGATAATAGTAACTTGTTGCTTGCAAATTAAGGACAAAAAAATGTCAAGAACATTAGAACAAATATACATTGATAACCCTATTACCTCAAATACATCAACGGATTTAATGTATTTTGCTCAATCCCCTTATTCTGCGGGTAATGATGCTGGTATGACCTTTGCAAATTTTAGTTCACAATTTGGCGCACCTTATACGGCGGCAGCTCTTACTCGTACAAATGATACTAATGTTACTGTAACTCTGGGAGGAAACCCGGCAACCGCCTTATTACAAGCGACGTCCTTAACTATGGGTTGGACGGGAACACTGGCTGAAACAAGAGGAGGGACAGCGCAATCTACTTATACTCTAGGAGATACTTTATACAGTTCAGCTGCAAATACTTTATCCAAATTAGCAGGCAATATCACCACTACAAAACAATATCTTTCACAAACAGGAACAGGTGCGGTTTCGGCTTCCCCTGCATGGTCAACCGTTGATGGAGGAGATATTACAGGGGCTGCATTAACAAAAGTCGATGACACCAATGTCACAATGGCTTTAGGAGGAACTCCAACAACAGCTTTACTGCGCGCTGCTTCAATGACCCTTGGGTGGACAGGACAGCTTGCAGTCACGAGAGGTGGGACTGGATTAGGATCTCTTGCCCAAGGTGATTTAATCTATGGAAGTGCAGCTAATACATTTTCAGCATTAACAAAAGACACTAATGCAACACGGTATTTATCAAATACTGGCACAAGTAATAATCCTGCTTGGGCACAAGTCAACCTTGCAAATGGAGTAACTGGAAATCTTCCTGTAACAAATTTGAACTCAGGTACAAACGCATCATCAACTACCTATTGGCGAGGTGATACTACTTGGTCCACGATAACTGGAACTGATATCACTGGAGCTGCACTTACTAAAGTAGATGACACTAATGTAACCCTAACACTAGGTGGCACACCGGCAACCTCTCTTCTTCGTGCAGCTTCAATAACAGCCGGATGGACAGGCCAACTAGGATTAACTAGAGGGGGTACAGCTGCAAGTTTAACAGCATCAAACGGCGGCATTGTCTATAGTAATGCCAGTACTCTTGCAATATTGGCAGGAACTGCCACCGCTGGCCAGATGCTTCAATCTGGTGCTAGCACCACCCCTTCCTGGTCAACATCCACATATCCTGCGACCAATGCTGTTAATACATTGCTTTACGCATCATCCGCTAATGTCATGTCAGCTCTTGCCACTGCTAATAGCTCTGTATTAGTGACAAGTTCAGGAGGCGTACCTAGCTTGTCAACAGCTTTACCATCTGGGTTAACTGCTACTAACATGAACTTAACCACTCCCACCCTTGGCGTTGCTTCGGCCACTAGCATTAACTTTGGTGGCGGCGCTTTAAGTAGTTATGTCCCAAATACGTCTTGGACACCTACATTTACTTTTGGGACGCCTGGGAATCTTAGTGTTGTTTATAATACGCAAACAGGAAGATATGTAAGAATTGGGGATGTTGTTTATTATTCTTTCTCTTTGAATGTTACACCTACATTTTCTTCTTCATCAGGTAATGCAATTATTGGCGGACTCCCATTAACTGTAAGTTCTTCCGTAAACTGCTATGGAACATTTCAAGCAACTTTACTTTTATTTTCCGGATATCTTTCCGCTGCTCCTACTGGCGGTCAAACAACAATGCTTATTATCAATTCGGCTAACGGGGCAGGCGGAGCTGCATTAACAACCACTGCTTTTACAACCGCCCAAGCTTTTGCCGTGGTGGGAACAGGATTTTATTATGTATAAAAATCAGGGGATAAATTTGATTAAAGATGAAATACAGCAACGAATAGAGACGATTAATAATGAAATGGCACAAGTTAGGTCCAGTTATGCAAAGCTTGAAGGTCATTTGGCAGAAGCTCAGCACTGGCTCTCGCAATTAGAATTAAAAAAAGAAAATGAAATAATATTGGACGATATTAATTAAGGAATAATAATGGGCGTTAAAATTAGCAATTTACCTATTGTAGCCGTACCTGCTTTAACGGATGTTTTTCCTATCGTACAAGCTGGTGTAACATACAAAGAAAGCGGAACACAGCTTAGCAGTTTATTTGCTACAGCTGGAGCTAATAGCAATATAACTTCATTGACTGGTATAACAGGGGTTATTCAAGGACCCACATTTATTAATGATATAAATGGCAATCATGAAATTGGATTTACTGCAACGGCATCAGCAGTAAATTATTTATCCATTGTCAATGCAGCTACTGGCGCCGCCGTAAAGCTTGAAGCCGCAGGAACTGACACCAATATAAATATGTCTATATTTGCCAAGGGAAGTGGTGGCGTTGGTATAGTAGGCAATAACGCTGGCCTTTTAAATCCAGTGGCATTCTATAATGGAACAGCAAATCAACATCAAACGCAATTTTATTTTGCAAACACAGCAAATACAAGAGCCGTGACTTTCCCTGACTTCGATGGCACTGTATATTTATCATCTAAAGCGAATGGAGTGGAGGCTGCCAATGCAGTGACTGCAAATGGTACATCAGGAGTAATCACAACATCAGCATTAACAACTGCAGCTGGTGCAAGTTATGCCATTACCTGGACAAATACTTTTATTGCATCGGCATCTATAATACTTTTAAGCTTAATGGGGGGTACAAATACTAAAAATACACTTCAACTAAAAGCCACTGCAGGAAGTGGGACATCCACTTTAACCCTAACCAATAATAATGCAGCTGCATTAGATGGCACGGTAATCATTGGATATATAGTTATCCCCTAGGGAGATACTATTTCATATCCACGGCTTTTGCGTCGCTTCATCATGTTGGTTATGCATCGTTGCATTTCATCTTCTGAGTGAACAAGCAAGTCTTTCTTGCCGCCTCTATTTGAATGAATTCCACCCCAGGAGTGCTTTAATACTATTTCGCTTTGTGCTTCTTTTTTAACAATTATCGTAAAGTAGCGGGATTTTTCTTTATTTATCCACTGGTAAACAGACATAATTCTCCACCATTTCCTCGATGGCTTCCTGCATTTTTATTATTTTGTCCTCATCCATGAAGAACTTAGGGTCTTGCACATCTACTTCATCGCCATCAATATAAAATCTCAATATGTACACCTTTAGAACATCAAAGGACGGCCATGATAAAATATTATGATCTAGCGTGCAAGTATTTTTCTTTCAAAATATAATGGTTTTGGTAAAGATGCATAAAGATGATTATAAGATGGATGGACATTAATTATTATGACAACCATTCCACACCTAGAACATTCCACATACTTTTCCAGTGTTTTACCGCGAGTATATCTTCCTATTTTCTTAAATTTATGAGGTCTTATGCAACATTTCATATTGCATTCTTATTTGAATCAGAAGGAATATTAAAATGAGTAACTTTTGTTATTTTTTCTTGTTCTAAAATTTTATAAACACTTGCTCTAGATAATCCAAGGGATTGAGCTGTCTTCCTAATGCTAATATTTTGAGTAGTTATCATCTTCACTGCATCATTTCTCATTGCTTTGGTAATTTTTGATGGGCGACCTAAATGTCTACCAGCTAATCTTGCAGCTGCAATACCATCTTTTTGTCTTGATTTGATCATTGTACGTTCAAATTCTGCAAACGCTCCCATCATGTGAAGCATAAGGTTTGACAAAGGGTCTTTCTCAGCAGTAAAAGTTAAATTCTCCTTAACAAACTTAACTGAAACTCCTTTTTCGATAAGAGAATCAATTATCTCCTGGAGGTCACGCAAATTTCGTGCCAACCTATCAATGCTTTCAACAACCAAAGTGTCACCGTCTCGAACATATTCTATGCATTCGATAAGTTTTTCACGGTTCTTAGTGCTTCCGCTCATGATATCGACAAACTCCTTGTCTAATTTTACACCCGATAACTGCCTTGCGGTATTTTGTCCTTGTGATGATACTCTGATGTAGCCGACAACTTGATGGTTCATAATCAAAACCAATGAAATCCATGGGCTATAATACCTGCAAGCCCAGCAATTATTGCTAATATCCATTTAAATTCTGATCTCATCTCTTTTCTAGAATCCTTTATTTCAGTTTCAATACGCAATAATGCATCATTGATATGAGATATAGACATCTCAACAAGAGCAACCCTAGTCTCTATACTATTAGGATATTGGCTAACATTATCTTCGGGTTTTTTATTCATTTTTAATCCTCGATCTCATGAATTATTTTTTTTGCTGCTTCAAATCCAGCCTTCCTGGCTTCCTCTGCGGTTTTAAATCCATGCTCACGCTTAAGAGTTTCTTTTTTTATGACTTCATATCCAAAACCATGCTGCTCATCGATATGATATATTCCAAAATTAATATTGCCATCTTGGTTATATTTTTTTTGCTCTGGATTATGAATTTCTTTTATGCCTGAAACCTGCATTTTATCTCCTATTTATAAGATAATTATAACACCTTTTACAGTCATGTATATAAAGGCATATATATTTATTTAATTACATACCATTTTACCGAGGTAGGTATATTGTTCATTAAGGTGTACCTTTATGACATATCAAAATTATATATAGGGTATTATTTTTATTCTTATAGTTTTGTTTGATGGTTTATGGGGTTTTTCAAGATGCCACCATAGGGCATATTCTAGGCCGCAATTTTTACATGCCACATGTCTAGATATTAATCCTCCGGCAACATGATCCCATCGTCTTATAAATTTATGTTTTTTAAAAAAACATTTCATTCTTCAATCTCTACAGTTCATCAAAATATCTTTCCATCTCAAATTCAGGTAATTCAATTGGTAGCCAATGAGTAATTTCGCATTCTTCGCTGTATTCCCTCGAATAATTACAATCGCATTCACACGTGTGACAATAACAAATAGTTCCAAGGATGAATTTTTCTCCATCCCAAAAGGCCATATTGGTCATTAGTTCATTATCGCCATGATGGTAAACCACAATAAATTCCGGGGTTATGTAACCTTCTTGCGGCTTAAATTCATCACCAGGTAATAAATTTTTTGCGCTATACCATTTCATAATTATTTTCCTATAAATAAAGTTTTCATAGATTATGACGATAGCAATATACATTAAACAATAAGAGAAATTAATGATTATATCAGGCGAACAATTATTATTTTTGGTCCAAGTCCTCAAAGACTCTTTAGACATACAAATGGGTTATGATTGGAACTTCAAGTCTAATCGCGATCAAAGAAAAAAATTCCATGAAGAATTATTAAAATTACTTTCCTCAGAGCAAATTAATGTTATTAATAATTTGAAGTTGGGTTTATAATAACAACTATTATTCAGTATTTAGATTGCATTCAAGATGATAATACTTAAAAGCAAGCAAATCGTTGAAATTGATTTAAATCTGTATGGTAGCAATAAGATAATAGTAAGTGTTTATCATGATGAGCCAAAAGACCGATATTATTATACCTTATCAGATGCTGACACTTCAGAAGAAAGGTTTAAAAGCGGCTTGGTTAGTGGAGAAGTTGAGTCGCGAATGGATGCATTTAAACACATTGGTGCGTGGTATGAAGAACCAGGTAATTAATCATTCAATTGTTATCCAGTCTTCTGCTAAAAAAGAATCAAAGTCCGGGGTGAAAGGGAAGCATTCCATGGAATGGATTACCAGACCTTTAGTAGAATTATCAAAATAAATGAATGATTCTTTCCATTGTTTCATTTTAGCTTTTGAACCTTTACGAATATAGGGAATGATGTCACAGAATTTCATTTCCTCTTTGCAATCATCAACCAACCAGCCATCAGAAACCATAATATCTTCGTTGTAGTGGTATGAAGATAATTTTGGTTGAAATGACTTTACATCTTCACCTTGCATCAAGAAATATAAGCCTTCACCCCAAGGTTTACGAGTAACTTTTGACCCATTTTTAAGCTTGTCCATTGCTTCGCAGAATTTCATTGCTTTTTCTCCATAATTAAAAATGGTGGGACATCTGGATTTTCATCAGAGCCTACCTCGTTAAGCTTACTAGGACATCGAAATGTGGTTGATTCAGCCTCGCCAAATGGCAAAATGAGGTGCTCTTCGATCACATGCGTCTTTTCGAGCTCCAATCCCATAAAATGGTGACGGGCTTTCACCGTCTCCGATCCCTTGTACTGCCGACCTTGCAGGCATTTTATCTACTTTTGGCCGTTATGCTTGGCCTCTCAATGTTACCTAGGTTAATTGAGTTCTGGTGACAATCGGCAGGCTCTTCCCCTGCCACTTATAACACCCATGTGACGTATGTTATAGTTGCCACATATCAGGTCGCGTTTCGCATAACGCCTAGATTGTCATAATTATTCCACATCCTTTAGTTCTTCGGATTGTTGATTATAAATTTTATTAATGAATTCCTCTCCACGCTGCGCTAATTCTGGATCGGTTAACCTAATTTCACGGACATATAATTGGGCTATTTGAATCAATTGCATTATCTGCTTTTCAGATATTTTCATTCTACTACCTCCAAACATTTCTTACATCGTGTAGTTTGGTAATCATAATCTATATAGCAAATTGGATGTTCACAGTAGTTATCAATCATGTCTTGGAGTTTAGATAAAATATCTTTAGTTTTTGGATTTGCACATAGATTGCAATAAATTATACCAAGCTCTTCTTTGGAGAAATCATTCATCTTTTACCCTCACAGGCGTTTACAATAATCCGAGACATGCTGCTCTAATTCTTCAGATAATAGATTTTGCCAATAGTCAATCTGAGCTTCTATAAGGGCTTCACGGGAAGTATAAAGTTGTTTTTCAACAAGCCATGAATATCTATCTTTATCTTCGTAAATAAATTCCCCAGCATCTATAGAATGTCTATCGACAATAAAAGATTCTATTTCATCGTCACAATTTACATACCACATTCTAGAGCCAACTTCATACTTAGGTTTTGGCTTACATGATTTTAGCGCCTTATCAATGCATTCATTGCATATGCTTCGTTCTACATCTAATTTGTTACCACATTTACATCTTGGTTGGGTTAATTCGGTTAGCTTGGATATTAAATCATCAATAGAATCAAATTTTCGAGGAGCCTGGTTAATAATCATTTGACAGGGCACGTTAACATAACAACCAAAACAACAATTATGCTCTATCACTATAGAGTCACCAGATGAATTAGCGTATTCTTTAGCCAATTCATGCGCAATTTTAAGTTTATCGTAGTCAATAGTCATTAGCACACCGTATTGAATTTTTCTCGTCATATGAAGTTGTAATGCCGTTTTCCAATAAAAATATTTTCAGTTTTAATTCTTCACATTTATTCTTCATTAATACTTGTTCTTCAGAAGAATAAAGTGGCTTTCCTTGCCAGGGATTGCCGTTATACATCTCCATATCCCAGAATCCATTAGATTGGAGCTCTTCCTTTAGAGCTTTTAAGTTGTCGTAGTCAATCATTCAATTTTTTTCACTATGAGGTTGAAGGAATAAACGCCTGATTCTTTTATTAATCCGTCGCATTGTTCTTTTAATTCAGCAAATAATGGAAGTAGTATCCAATCATGATTCAAATTGTCAAATTTGAAATAATCATTGTCTAAAGATATACCAGAGTGGAATGAGCCTATTACTTTTTCATCATTAT